CCTGGGGAAGCGGAAAAAGGCGCGGGTGCTGGAGGCGAATGATTTGATTCATGCGGTTGAGCAGCGGTGCCATGGCTGGCGGATGCTGGCGGGGCCGTTTGAGGTGGAGCGTGGCTCGGGACAGTATCAGCGCGAAGAGCAGAGGCTGGCGCTGAAGGCGAAGCGGGACGCGCTGGCGGGTGGCCTGGCGGCGAAGGTGGTGATGTATCGAGGCCGTGCGTTTGTGATGCGGCCGGCAGAGGGATACATCGACCGGGACACGAGCAAGAACGCCGTGGCGAAGGCGATCAAGGGTGAACCTCTGAGTGTGTGGGAGGCGCGGAAGTCATGAGCCGGGGGCTTTACACGGTGGCGGAGATCGCCCGATATTTCGGATCACGGCCGCAGGAGGTGGCGCGGATGATCAAGGACGATGGTCTGCCGGTGGTGAAGCTGCCGGGCGAGAAGAAGCCGGTGAGGAAGATCACGCTGCATGGGCTGCATGCGTGGATGTCTCAACGGCACGATGGCGTGGCCTTCATGAGTGTGGAGGCACTGGCGGCGGAGATCGAAGCGGCGCAGGACGGGACCGGATTGACCGGAATGACCGGAGTGACGGATGTGGGGCTGGCGCATTTGCGGGCGGTTTTTGATCAAGTGTTTGAGGGTGTGAAACACGAACTGGAAAGGAAAAAGGCGGCATGAAACCGGGTGAATACAAAGTGACGGTCGAAGGCGTGGAGGGCGTGTTGTGCCTGGGGCGCATCAATTTGGCGGCGATCATGATGCAGGCAGACTCGGAGCCGGTGAGCCTGGCGATTGAGGAATCGAAGGCGATGGAGCTGGTGACGGTGCTGAGCATCATCGCGGGCGGTTGTGAGAGCGTCGTGTGGCGGCAGCAGCGTGAGGCGACGGAACGCAAGGCGGAGGAGCTGCGGGTGATGGAGGCGTTGAAGGCCCAGGATGAAGGGAGGGCTGCGAGATGAGTCTGACGCAACAAATTGCGACGCACCCAGAGCATCTGCGGGCGGAGTTTCATGCAGGCCTGGTCAAGTGGGCAGGTGTGATCGACGGCATCGGCAAGCTGCTGGCGATGGAGCCGAGTCTGGTGAGCCTGGAAGATAAGCGGCAACTGCTGAGTGAGCTCAAGACGGCGACGTGCAATGCGACGGCCTGCGTGAATGGCATCCAAGTGTGTGAGATCAGCGCGAAGGCGGCGAGCAAGCAACTGCAAACGAAGTGGGGGTGGCTGCTGTGAGCAATGAGCATCACGACATCGCTGCGCTGCGCGGCCAGGGTGGACTGAGCTTTGATGCGCTGCATCAAGGCCGTCGTGATGACGAAGAAACTTTGGCGAAGGATTCGCTGTTTGCGGTGGTGACGAACAATGCCGTGGTGGGTCGGCCACCCATCACCGAGATGGGGTATCGAGTGTGGATCATGGCGCTGCGCTTTTTTGTGGCCTGTCCACCCATGACTGCGGCGATGGTGCGGGAGATGCAACGGATCGCGGTGCGGTGCAATGGTGGGCTGGCACTGCCGAGAGCGGCGGATGCCGAGGCGGTGTTTGAACTGCTGATGCTGGGGACGCAGACGCCGTGGGAGACAGGACGCCGCGTGACGCTGCTGGCCTATGCCTTGAATCGCGGCTTGGTGGTGCGTGAGGTGCTACCGAGCTTTGAGAGCATCGGCCTGCTGTGGCAACTCAAGGCGGAGAACAAGCGGAGTGCGGTGTGTGCCGCGATGAACAAGCTGCGTGAGGAGATGATGCGCACGGGCAAGCTGCCGCGAGGCTTTCGATTCTGGTTTGAAAAATCGGACGAGGCGCGGGCTGTGTATGAGTCGGTCCAACTCGGGAACCACAACCGCACGGGCGGCAGTAAGGAGGCAGTGGAGACCTATGAAGGGGTGCCGATGAAGCAGGCATTTGCGCGGCTCGATGAGCGGCAAAGAAGACGTGTGCTCAATGAGCTACACGAGGCGGCGGAGGCAAGACGGCTGGGAATTTGAACCAATCAAAAACGATGAACGAACAAACAAAAAATGAAGTGGTGGTGCGCTCTTTGGAGCGTGTGAAATTCTGGGAATGGAATCCGCGTGGCTCGAATTATCGTGGCATGCCGGAGCTGGTGTCGTCGCTGGCGCGTGAGGGCCTGCAAGACGCGATACACGTGTGGGAGCGGGTGGATGGTGACTATTTGCTCAAAGGGCACCGCCGCTTTGAGGCGATGAGCACGCTGGGCTGGACGGAGTGTGCGCAGGTGGTGCATCACTACGAAGACGAGGCGGCGGCGTATCGCTTCCTGCTGGAGGATCACGGGCACAATGATCCGCTGGATGCGGAAGAAAAGATCGTGGCGGTGGAGAACGGTGTGAAGCTGGGCATGCGAACGGACGAACTGGCTCCGAGTCTGGGGGTGTCTGCCGAGCGTGCGCAGCTATGGTTCGAGCTGGGCGAGCAACTGCCGCAGTCGGCGAGAGCGGCCCTGAGTGATGGCAGACTCAGCATGAACACGGCAGAGCTGCTGCTGGAGGTGCTGGATGCGAAGGACCGACGTGCAGCGACGCAGATGATCCTCAAGGATCTGGAGACCGGGGAGCCGATGGCGCATGGACAGGCAAAGGCCTACATCCAGGCGCATTATGTGCTGCCGGAGAAGCGGCGGAAAGAGTGGCTGGCGCGTGAGGTCGCGCTGCGCAAGAAATACAAGGTGGCGAAGGGTTATCACTTCGTGGAGTGGGCGGGGCGACGTGAATTTGCGATGGGTGAAAGCGGGCAACCGCAGCCGGAGTTTGAGTTTGGCGATGTGATGATGCCGAAGGATCGCGAAGGCCGCACCTGGGAACAGGTGGCACTGGAGATCGGGGTGCCGGTGTATGTGGTGGCGGCTCCGCTGCATGCGGAGGGGCATGTGCGGCTGGTGAACTCGTCCATGATGCGCGATGCGCTGAGTGTGAAGCCGCCGACCGAGGTGAGCGATGACGACGCCGATAACGAGCAGGAGACCACGATGGAGGTGCTGTCGCCGCCGGTGAGCACGATGCCGATCAAGACTGATGCCATGGAGGAGGTGGAGCAACTGCGGCAATGGCTGCGCACCAACCTGGGCGCAATTTATGACGAGCTGCTGGAGAACCCAACGCTGGTGATGACGAGTGCGCCGTGGGAGCCGCTGCGCGATTTCCTGGCGCATCTGACGACGGATGTGGATGCCGGAGCACTGGAGGCCTGGCGTGGCATCACTGACCGCGAGGCGGCGATGGAGTGGATGCGTGGCGACAAGAAGCAACGCGCCCCGATGCGCTGCGCTCTGATGCTGCTGCTGTGCGCGGAGAGCGACTCAAGCGATGAGCCGATGAAGGTGATCAGCGAGGTGGCGAAGGCGATCGGGGTGGGGCCGATTTGACGGGCGGTGATTGAGGCAGGGAGAAAACAACCAAAATTCAACGACGGGAGACGATCTAGCATGACTGGAGGGGACATCATCGGCAGGGCGCGGAAGTATGTGGCGGCGTGTCCGCCTGCCATCGCTGGCAGCGGTGGGCACGGGACGACGTTCGGCGTGGCGTGTGCGCTGGTGCATGGCTTCGCACTCAATGAGGTGGATGCGATGATGCTGATGCAGGAATACAACCAGGCCTGCGCACCGCACTGGACGGAGCGTGATCTGTTGCACAAAATCCAGTCGGCGGCGCGGGCATCGCACTCGAAGCCGCGTGGCTGGATGGTGGATGGGTCGAGTGATGAGAATGCGCCGCTGTATGTGCCTGCGAAGAAGAAGGAGAAGTTGCTCTACGATGCGGAGATCCTCAAGAAGGTGCAGTGCGTGGAGTGGACGTGTGATCATGCCTGGCTGAGGGCGAGATCGAGTGTGGACCCGTGGACGGTGGACACGGGGGCGTTCATTGATGCGATCTATGCGCCGCAGGAGATGGTGATGTGTTTCACCTCGATGCGCTCAATGGGCGACTACATGCGCTACAAGGGCGCGTGGTTTGCCTTGGGCAAAGACCCGCAAGTGAAGGCGCAGCGGGTGAAGGACGGGCCACGTGGCAGCCGTGAGGGCTGTGTGATGATGATCCAGCCGGTGGACGGCAAGTGGCATGCGGTGCAGGGGACGACGCCACCGCGACTGAGCCGTCGGACGATCCAGAGTGTGGCGGCTTTTCGCTACATGCTGTGGGAATCTGACGAGGCACCGGCGGCGATGTGGCTGAATGCAATCGCTCAAGTGCGGCTGCCGATTGTAGCGATCACGAGCAGCGCAGGCCGCAGTCTGCATGCGCTGGTGCGGGTGGATGCGCGTGACTATGACGAGTGGAGTGCGATGCGCACGGCAGCACGTGATGTGATGACGATGCTGGGCTTCGACCCTCAAAGCCTCAGCAACCCAACGGCAGCGATGCGGATGCCGAACACGATGCGCGAGGGCAAGATGAAGGAGGGGCGATTTGTGCCGTTTGAGCACGGGGCGAAAAAGCAGCGGCTGCTGTATTTTAACCCCAGCGCGACGATCAACGGTGGCTGCATCGGTGAGGAGGCCGTCAGAGCATGGTGATCGCGAGTGATGGAGCGCAACGGATCGCGGCGGCGTTTGAGCCGCTGGCGCGGACGGCTGGCGTGGAGGTGCCGGAGGGTGCGGCGCGGCTGGCCTTCTCGCTGTATGTGGGCAAGGAGAAGTCGAGACCGGTGCCGCAGAAGCTGGTGCTGCGGGTGATCGAGGTGCTGCGTGGGCGTGATTTGATCTTCCGCAGTGGTGGCGAGGTGGTGACGTGGAGTGAGAGCGAAAGAGCGTTTCAGGTGATGAAGCCGCTGGCGTTTTGCACCTGGCTGCCATCGAGCCAAGGAGGGCAGGTGGTGCTGCATGCGGGGACGAAGAAGGAGACGAATGCGGAGGGTGCGCTGACGGGGAAGGAAATCCTCGTGGAGAGTGATCTGAGCATTCATCAGGCGTCGATCATTTTGGCGAGCGAGGACTTTAAGCGGAGCCTGCCAGAGGTGGAGCATGTGGCTCCAGTGTGCCTGCCGACCTTTACCGATGAGCAGGACGAGCGCGGTCTGCCGATGATACGACTATGCCGCAAAGGCTACGACGCGCACTCGAAGACGTGGACGACGGGCGAGGTGATGTATGACGAGAACATGGAGGTGACGGACGCGGTGATGTGGCTGCACGACCTGGTGCAGTATTTCGCGTGGCGGCAGAAGGAGCGTGACTTCGCGATCTGGTTGGCGGCCCTGGTGACGATGTTTGGGCGCGGTCTGTTTGGGGGTCGTGCTCCGGCGTTTTTTGTGAATGCGAACATTCAAGAGAGTGGGAAGACGAATCTGACGTGGCTCATCACCTGGGCGATCCATGGCAGCAGAGCGGTGAAGACGCTCGAGGACGAGAAGGAGGAGGAGCTAGCGAAGTATCTGGACACCGTGTGCCGCACGCACTCGCCGTATGTGAATTTTGATAATATCGACTGGGGTGGCAAGCCGATCAAAACAGCCTTACTCGATACCTTTATCCAAGAGGACGAGCACGAGCTGCGTAAGATGGGCAACAACACGGAGCTGGGTCGCTATGTGAACCGGACGACGGTGATGGGCAGCGGCAACAATATCACGCTGAGTCGAGACTTGCAGCGTCGTGGTTTGCTCGTTGATTTGTGGAACCCGATGACGGGGACGGATCGTGTGCTGCCTGCGACGGCGACACTGATCGACGATGATTTTTTCCGCAATGAAGGCAACCGCAAGATGGTGCTCTCAGCCTGCTGGGCGATGGTGCGTGAGTGGGACAAGTCGGGGCGACCGCTGAAGCCTGGGCGATTGCTGGGGAGCTTCGAGAGTTGGGCGCGGTTCGCACCGGCGGTGGTGTGGCACACGGGTGGACTTTTTAAGCAGCAATGGGACTGCATGATCGCGAGCGGCAATGATGAGATCGGCGACAAGCAGAGCCGGGACTTTGCGCGACTGGCGCAGATTGCGGTCGAGGAATACACCAAGGACGGTGATGGTAAGCCACGCGATCGCTTTGAGGTGCTGGTGCGGCAATTTGCGGGCATTGCGAGACGGCATGGGCTGGACGCGGTGACGGGCTATCTGTGGCCCGAGACGAGCATCGAGGCGGTGCTGGCGTGCAAGGACTTCAAAGCACCGGCGAAGTCGGCGGAAAAGGCAGCGGCGGAGGATGTCGATGCACTGTGGACCGAGGACGGTGGGCAGGGCACGGTGGATGCGGCCACGATGGCAGCGGCGGCGGAATTCATGGGGAGCAAGAGCACCGCGAGCTTTGGCAAGGCGCTCAAGACGCAGATGCACGAGCGGCATTTCAAAGCCAGCGACGGCAGCGTGTGGGCATTCAAGAACCTCGCAGGGTCGAACCCTCGCAGGCTCCTGGTCGAGAAGGTCCGCGATGCGGAGGGGTGAGAGGTGAGTGAGCACGAGCGCCATGATGCGCTCGTGGGGTGTGGGGTAAGCGAGGGGTGAGAGGTGAGGCACGAACGCAACGCCGCGAACGGCGCACCATAGCTATCGTTCCGCGTGTGCGGCAGCATCGCCGGAGGCGGAATGCAGACGGCTCGCCGCCGCCGCCCGACCCTCTTTTTATTCCCACCAATCAAACGGCGACCCTCTCGACCCTCTCGGCTTTTCAGGCTGATTTGAACGATGACGGCGGAAGTGGGAGCCATTTCAAGAGGCTACCCTCTCGAATGAAGCTTTTGAATGGCCACCCTCTCGCGCTGCAACCCTTGATTTTCCAAGGAAGTGAGAGGGTTTTGAGGGTCTATGAGGGTTTTGAAGGATTGTGTGACTGAGGCGACTTCTGGAGTAGGTGGCTGTGGGTGTGGGTTTGAGCGTCGCGACCCTCATAAGGTGGGGGGGGGTGGTAAGGAATCTTTTTTCGCCCCCCCCTATCCACTCGGGTTTAATGTCTCCCGGCCTTTGTGCGAGCAGACGCGCAAACGTGTTTGCGCATGGTTTGGGCGCATGCGTTGCGTTTTGCGCGGTTTCGGTGCGCTTTGACACCAGATGCGCATCATGGCGCGGTCGCATGCAGAATCGGGGCTGGTGAAGCTCTACATGGCTGCGAAGGGGGTGGCCCTTCGCACGGCGCAACTCCATGCCAAGAACCGGCACGGCGATTACGTGGCGTTTCTGGCGACGCAAGGAGCGAAGGCGCTCGAAGTCGCCGACCCGAGCGAAGAGCAAAAACGCGCCCTGGTCGCCGTGATGGGTGGGCAGACACCACCCGGAGATCGGCTGGTGCATGTGGCCCCGCCCGCGATGGAGAAGCCACAGGACCAGTGGACGCCCGAGGAATATGCCGAGTGTCAGTGCTGGGCGGGCATGGTAGCTGCCAATGCGCAGCGGCAGGTCGCGCTGGATCGCGGTGATCCCATGGCCGCCATCGGCTTCGTGAAGATCGCCGCCGACTCCCTCAAGTCCTACCACCTCGCCCGCCAGCGCCGAGTGCAGGCCGAGCTGGAAAGCGGTCGCCTTCAGCCCATGTCTGCCTGGCAGGACGCCAAAGCCGCGCTCATGAAATTCGTCTCGCTCTTCGCCTCCTTCGAAGGCCGCATCGCCCAGAAGGCGAACCCTGACAACCCCCAGCATGCCATGCGAGCGATCAGCCAGTGGCGCGAGGAGGAATTCAATCCCGCGCTCGAAAACGTCCTCGCCGAGCTGGCTTTGTGATCCCATGACCGAAAAACACGCCAACCTCGAACTCTGGAAATCCGCCCCTCTCGCGGAGATCAACCATCCGCACCCGAAAAATCCCCGCGTCATTCCAGACGCCGACAGCGAGGAAGTCCGCACCCTGGATGCCAGCCTGGAGCACGACTACTTTGATCCGCTCATCTGGAACAAACGAAACCGCATGTGGGTCTCCGGTCACGTTCGCGCCTGGCGCATGACCGCACTCGGCTTCACCCATGCCGATGTCGTCGTCGTCGATTACGATGAGGAGACGCACCTCGCCCGCATGCTGGCAGCCAATGCCCACTCCGGCAAAAACGACGAAGACAAGCTCGATGCCCTGCTTGCCAGCCTTCGCGATGCCTCGGTCGATCCCGTTCTCGCGCTACTGTCCGCACTGCCACCCGCACCGCCACCAGCCGCAGGCGATGCCGACGCCGAGCCCGACACCGACCGCGCCGCCGAGCTGAATAAAATCTGGCAGGTGGAAACCGGCCAGGTCTGGCAGATCGGCCCGCACCGCCTCATGTGTGGCAACTCTTGCAGTGCTGAAAGTGTATCTTTGTTGCTCGATCAAAATCAACCGCGCATTCTATTCACGTCTCCGCCCTACGACCAGCAGCGTGAATATCGTGATACATCTGGCGTGGTGAAAGACTGGCAAGGTTTGATGCGTGGAGTGTTCGCTGCGCCAGTCCTCGCTGATGACGTTCAAATATTTGTCAATTTAGGGCTCATCCACCGCGAATGCGAGGTTGTGCCATACTTTGATGAATGGATTCAATGGATGCGGGCGCAAGGCTGGCTGCGCTTTGGTTGGTATGTTTGGGATCAAGGTTTTGGTTTACCTGGAGACTGGAATGGAAGGCTTGCACCTTCGCATGAATTTGTTTTCCACTTCACAAGGAAGCCGACGAAAGCGCTTAAATTCCTCCCAAAAAAGGAAGAAAACATCAAAGCAAGAGGGAAAGGCAACAGCACAATGCGTGGTGCTGATGGGAAGTGCCGCGATTTTTCTTCACCTGAAGCATCTGCACAGCCGAATAAGTTGGGTGATTCTGTTGTGCGAGTAAACAGAATGCCAGGCGGTCACGGTATTGAGCACCCTGCGATTTTTCCACCTCAGTTTCCCTCCTTCTTTCTTCAATCATGGGAGGGCGCATGCTACGATCCTTTCCTCGGATCCGGCACCACCATGCTCGCCGCCCAAAACCTCCACCGCATCTGCTACGGCATGGAGATCAGCCCCGACTACTGCGCCGTCATCCTCGACCGCATGCACCGCGCCTTCCCTGATCTCGAAATCAAGCGCGTCGCATGACCGCCCCGCCCGCAGACCTCACCGCCGCCGCCAGTGCGCTCAATCGTCGGCGTCTCGCCGCCTTGCTCGACAAATACGGTCGCGGAAGCGCCAGCAAGGCCGAGATCGACGAACTCTATGCCGACGCGCAGATCGCCGCCCTGCTGCCTCCTCGCGCCGTCGCTGTCACGCCCGAGGCCGCGCCCACGGCACCCGCCCCGCAGATCATCTACACGGCCTCGCGTGTGCCCTACACCCCGCAGCAACGCCGCGCCGCCGCAGTGCAAAGCGAAGTCCTCGGCATGTTCCGCACCCAGCGGCGTAAGGCCGTCGTGCCCTGGCTGGAGGAAAACATCATCCTCCCGCGCAAGATGGCCCCGAACTCCGCCGGTCCCTTTCGCACCGCCTCGCGTCCGTTTCAGCGGCCGATTCTCGAATGTTTCAACCCCGAGGTCGGCATCAACGAGTGCGGCGTCTCCGCCGGTGTGCAGATCGCAAAAACGACCATGCTCACGCTCGGGGCCGCGTATCGCTTGGTAAACGCACCCATGCCCATCCTCATGATCGGCAGCTCACGCGATTGGACCAAGACCGAACTCAGCGAAAAGCGCATGCAGGTGCTCATCGACGAAAATCCCATCCTCGCCGCCTGCAAGCCCGCCAACTCCGACCGCTATCGCTCGATGTCGATGGACCTCTCCGGCGGCATGGTCAACCTGGTCGGCGGCAATTCCCCCGGTGCCCTCTCCGGCGGTTCCTACGGCATCACCCTTTGCGACGAAGCCTCGAAGCTCATCCAGAGCGAGAGCGAGCAAGCCCCCGAGGCCCACCCCTTCCACCTCATCGCGAAGCGCACCGACGGCTTTGGCGCGCTGGAGTTCCACTATTACAGCAGCACGCCAAACAGCCCCACGCACCCCTTCTGGCGCTACATCCTCGCCGGTGACCAGACGCATTTTTATGTCGAGTGCCCGCACTGCCACGGCTGGTTTTATCTCGATTTCATTGGCCGCCCCGAGGATGTCGAAGACTACAACACGCACCTTGGCCTCACGCTTCCCAGCGACTATCAATCGCTCACCTGGGACAAGTCCGCCCGTGAAGCCTCCGGCCAGTGGGACGAGACCCGCGTGCGTGAATCCGTCCGCTACCTCTGCCCGCACAACGGCTGCGAGATCACCGAGCTGCACAAGCAAGCCATGGTCGAAGGCTGTCTTGAAAAACGCCACAACTTACTCGCCGCCAAAAACCGCCGCACCTTTATCCTGCCCTCGTTTTACTCACCCACCAAGAGCTTCGGCACCATGGCCTGGGACTTCCTCGATTCACTCAAGGACATGTTCGGCTTGCAGGACTATCACAACAGCCGCCTGGCTCGCCCGTGGACCGAGTTCAACGTCAACCTCAGGATGGATGACGTGGTCAAAGCCATTGCCGACGGCAAAAACGGACGCCCATTGTATCGACGCGGCACCTTGCCATTCAAGCCCCTCCGCCTGCTCCTCAATGCCGATCCCGGTGAAGCCACCACGCACTGGGAACTCGCCGCCCTCGCCCACGACGGCGGCGTCTGGATCTGCGACTGGGGCACCGTCGTCTCATCGAAAGACCTCCTCACCACCGACTTCCTCCGCGCCCGTCACATCATCGTCGAGGGCACCGGCGAAAAAATCTTCCCCGTCCGAGGTTACCTCGACACAGGCTGGCAGCAGGACGATCAGCTCGACGTGTGCGCCGCTTCGAAAGGCTTTTTCATTCCTGTCAAAGGTTCCGATGCCAAGCATGGTCAACTCCACGAGACCCGCGTCGCCACTCGTCCGCAGATGTCGTTGCTCGTCTTCAACGACCGCGAGATCAAAAACATGCTCTACGCGAATCGGATGATGAAGCGCATCGACGGAGCCTTCCACTTGCCCACCGACGCCGATCCCGAAGTCAAACTCGGCCACACAGGCCAAAAACGCGACGCCGATGGCGAGTGGCAACGCGTCCCCCACGACCACTTCGGCGACTGCTCTAAATACACCTGCATCGACTACCAGCTGCTACGCGCTGGTGGGATGCTTTGACGAGACCTAATTAACCCCGCCCACCCTGCGGCAACCATCCCTGCCTCATGCTCGGCCCCTTTGACATCCGGGTCGCTGCATGGCCGCAGTCACCATCGCCGACCTCACTTCGGACTTCCGTTTTCACGCCCGCATCTTGTATGCGGACGACGCAAACGCACAGCGGCAATGGCTGACGGAGCAATACCTCCTCCTGGCTGAGGATCGCAGCGGTGCCGAGATCACCGCGCAGGCTTTTGAAGGCTCCTCGCACTCGGCGCAGTTTCGCGATTCCTCGCCGGAGCAGCGGCGGCAAGCCGTGCAGGCCGCCATTGAAGACCTCGAGGCCGAGATTGCCGGCCAAGTCGCCAAGTCGCTCTCCCGTCCGTTCGGCTTCCGCTTCCGGCCTGGCTACGAGCCTGCCACCCTGCTCGGCTGATCTCTGACATCTCACGTCTCACCTCTTACTTTCGCCGCCCGATGTCACGTCGCAAAACACTCAAGCCCACCGCACCCGCGCCCATCACCAACGCCGCGACAACGACCACCACCTCCGGTGGCAGCTATCGCTCCACGCCGCACTACACCGCGTGGAATTCGAAAAGCGTCGAGCGCATGCAGCGGTCGAAGGACATCGTGCAAATCTCCCGCTTCCTGCAAAGTGAAGAAGGCATTCCCCAGGTGCGTTACGGCATCCAGCAACTGCCGCGTGAGGCCGTCGGCAAAGGCATCGGCTGCAAGTCGATTTCGCAAGATGCCGACTTCCGCCGCGAGGCCACCGCCCTCTTCAAAAAATGGGCTGATTCCCCCGCCATCGACATCCGCAAAGAGCACAACCTCTTCGCGATCCAGCCCATGCTGCTCTCCGCCATGCTCGGCGATGGTGAGCTTTTCATCTTGCCCGTGTATGAGCCGACCGGCGCTTCGTGGTCACTCAATGATCGCAGCAAGCGAGCCTTTCAAATTCAACTCGTGAGCCGCGACCAGCTCACCAATGGCGACGTGCAAAGCGTCGCCGCCCGCAAGCTGCGCTGGTTTGACGGCCTCCAATACAACGGTCTCGACCAGCTCCAGCTCCTGCGCCTCAACCAAGACCCCGACGCCAGTGGTTACCTGCTCTCCAAAGCATTCACCGACATCCCGGCAGTCAATGCCATGGGGCACCGCAACATTTTCCATCTCAAAGACCCGACGCGAATCCACCAGTATCACGGTGATCCCGTGATCTTCGCGAGTGGTCGCGACCTGCTCGATTCGCTCGATCTCAAAGCCCTGCGCAAGCACTCGGCCAAGGTCCGCGCCTCGCTCCTCGGTGCCACCACCACCCGCGACGGCAAGATGCTCAATGCGATGCAGCAGATCGCACTCGCCGAGCAAGGTGGCAACCCCACCGCCGACACGGGCCGCCGCTTTGTCGAGGTGGCTGAAGGCGCAGTGTTCCTGCCGATGTCGGACAACGAGAGCTTCAACTTTTTCAACAACCCGCAAGAAGGCATCCCTTTCCGCGAAATTCTCGCCGATCTCCTCCACCCCTTCATGTTTGAGTTGAAGTATCCACCCGAGTGGATCTTCACCCGTGGCAAAGTCGGTGGCGTGGAATATCGTGGCCTCCTCCAGCAGGTCGCCCGCGCTCATGAGGGCCTCCGCGCCCGCTTGTATCCCTTCCTGGAATGGCTGTGGGAAAAAGTCATCGGCACGGCCATGATGCCCGGCGGCCCGCTGTTCCAGTATGCCAACATTCCAGACTGGAATCAGATCGACTTCGTCACCGATCCCGACCCCACCGTCGATGCCGGCCGCGACAAACGCGCCGACCTCGAAAGCCTCGGCGAAAACCTCATCACGCCCGACGACCTCATCGAGCGCAGCACCGGCCAGGATGGCGAAGCCGTGCGTCATGCCGCCATCGACCAAAAGCTCGACAGCATCCGCTACGCGATCGCCCGCGCTAAAAATTTGCCGCTCGACCAGGTCGAAATCCCCGCCTCCGTCGCCCTGGCCATCGGCATGGGTCTGAAAACATTGCAGCCCGCTTCCGGCATCCTCACCGCCCTCAATCCCGCTACCCTCGCCGCCGACATCGCCGCAATGGATTAGGCAAGGGAATGGGTGGCAATGGAATAAAAACCTCCGGCATTCCTTTGCCACCCATTCCCTTGCTATCCTCACACCGACCTTACAACGCACTAAACAGCATGAAAAAGAATTTAGCAGATAGTCTAATTGAAAAATTCGAGGAAACCATTCAAGATCACTGCCTTGACCTCGGCGAAGATGGAGAGCGTAGGTGTGCGCAAGATGCAATTTTTGCGCTCACTCATGTGCTTGGTAAGCAAGCGGCTTTATCCAAAAACAAACACAATTCAAAGCATTGTGTGATGTATAATGTGCTCTCGCATGCAGTTGGAGCGATGCAGCAGCAAAAAAGTCTCGAAGTAGAAATGGAGCTTTTTGTTCATATTACGGGACCAAAAGGAGAGAGGGTTAAAGACTAGCCGCAATGGATGCCTAGAGTTCGTTGTTCACGCTTCAGCGTGTCCACGCCGCTTTGACATGCGCCCGCCAGCATGTCCCGCAAGACCTGGTTCACCATTCGCAACGCCGCCACCGCCGAAGCCCCCGCTGAAATCTCCATCCACGATGAGATCGGCGCGTGGGGTGTCAGCGCCAAAGACTTCCTCGCCCAGCTCCGCAGCATCGCGGCTGCGACTCCGATCACTCTCTCCATCCACTCGCCTGGCGGTGAGGTCTTTGATGGTCTTGCCATCTATCACGCGCTGAAGGCACGCGGCAACGTCACCGTGCGCATCGAAGGCCTCGCCGCCTCCATGGCGTCCGTCATCGCCATGGCAGGCACGCGGATCGAGATGCCGCGCAATGCGTTCATGATGATCCACAACCCCAGCGGCTTCGCGGTGGGTGACTCTGCTGACATGCGCCAGCTCGCCGACCTGCTCGACAAGATCAAAGGCAGCCTCCTCGCCGCTTATCGTGAGCGCACGAAAAAGAGCGACGAAGACCTCACCGCGATGATGGACGCCGAGACCTGGCTGACAGGTGAAGAAGCCGTCGAGCACGGTTTTGCCGATGCCACCAGCGACGAAGTCGCCCTCAGTGCCTCCGCTTTCAAGACCGCCCGCATCACCGCCGCGCTGCGTCATGTGCCGAGTGCCCTCTTTGACATCGCGCCGCCACCGTCGCCATCGCGCACTCCCACCCCAATGAAAGCACTCCTCGCCCTCGCCTCACTCGTCGGCATCACCGTCAAGGGTGATGAAACTGAAGACCAGCTCACCGCTGCCATCACCGCGCACAAGCCGCAGTCTCCGAACGTCGTCATCGACTTTGAAGACACCGCCGTGAAAGCCGCCTTCGCTGCCAGCATCACTGAGGCCACAAAGGGCGACAAAGCCAAGCTCGCCGCGCTGGAAACTGAGCTCACAAAAATCACCGCCTTGCTCACCAACGGAGCCGCCGGTGCTGCCGGTGGCAACGCTCCCATCCAAGGCGCTCAAGGTGGCAGCGGCACCCCCGTCAACACCATGACCCGCGCCGCCTTCAACCAGCTCCCACACGCCGAGCGCAATGCGTTCATGGCAGCCAAAGGCAAGCTCGAAGACTGATCGCAGATTGACACCTCAAATCCAACACACCCCCAACTCTCACTGATCCAAACATATGGCTAACGACATCTCACTCACTGGACTCACCGAAATCCTCTATGCCGCTCGCGATCAAGTCGCGATGGAACCATCCGGCTTTTCGCAAGGCGTGATCGTCAACGGCGGTTCCGAAGGCATCTCCGCTGGCGGCACCGTCACCTCGCTGCGCACCACCGAGCCCACGCTCGAGACCAGCTACACCCCAGCCATGACGGTGCCTGACGCAGCCGACATCACCACCAGCACCGAGACGCTGACTCTCTCCTCCTACGCGGGAGCATCCATCCCGCTCAAAGGCGAGCAATTCGCTCAGCTCTCCAAAACCGTCGGCGCAGAGCTTGCTCTCCAGCAGCTCTATAAGCAGGCCATCCGCAAAATGCGCAACAGCATCGAAGCCGCAATCGGACTCGCTGCCTATCAAGGCGCAAGCCGCGCCGTCGGCACCGCTGGCACCACGCCATTCGGCTCCAACTTCGAGATCCTCGCGGATCTCTACCGCATCCTCGAAGACAACGGCACCCCCATGTCTGACGGCATGCTCTCGCTCATCCTCAACACCGCCGCTGGAGCCAATCTGCGCAAGCGTTCGACCCTCACCAACGTGGGCGATGCTGGCACAGACGCAACGCTGCGCCGTGGTGAATTGCTGAACCTCTTCAACATGTCCATCCGCGCCAGCGCGGGTGTGCAGGCTCACACGAAGGGCGCAGGCACAGGCTACCTCATCAACAACGGCAACATCGCCGTCGGCAGCACGACTCTCACCGTTGACGGCGGCACCGTGAACAGCACCGGCATCAAAGCTGGCGACATCATCACCGTGGCCGACGAGCCGACCGCAGGCAACTACGTCGTCAAGACCGGACTCACCGCGACCTCTGGCAGCTTGGTGATCAATCATCCCGGCCTGCGTGGTGCCATCGTCAACGACAAGGCCGTCACCGTCGGCAACAGCTACACCGCCAACGTCGCCTTCCACAAGACCGCCATCGAGCTCGCGATGCGCCCGCCTGCACAACCTCCCGGCGGCGATGTCGGCGAAGAGATCGCGGTGCTGGTGGACGCTGACACCGGTCTCTCTTTCTCCGCCCGCCTCTACAAAGGCTACGGCATGAGCGAGATCAAGCTCATGGCATTCTACGGCGTCAAGGTCTGGAAGCCTGAGTTTGTCGCCACGCTCCTCGGCTAATCGTCAGACTCTCACCCGGCGCGGTTATTCTTCGCCCGCCGGTGTCCCCTGCGCCGCGTCCCTTTTTGGTTGGGGGGACGCGGCGCTTTTTTTGACACTCACGCCCTCGCATGTCCGCCGCTCTCGTCGCCAGTGAAAAGCTCCACCTCGCAGGACTGCGCCAGCGCAATCCCTGCACCATCACCCTCGGCGCTCGCAGCATCCCTGCTGCTTACATCGCCCGTCGTGGCATCAAGTATGAGCAGGACGGCGGAGTCATCCAGGCTCGCACCATCAAGATCGTCGTCGCCAGCGCACTCCTGCCCGCGTCCGACATCATCGACGCCACCACCGACGCCACCCGCGCCGTCCGCTTCACCCACGTCGAGACCGGAAAAGTCTATGCCCTGGACACCGAAGCCGGAGCGCCGAACGCCTCCCCTCACGGCGTCTTCTGGACCCTCACCGGCCAGCAGATCACCACGCAATGATCAGCGCCAACGTCCAACTCGGCCCGCTGCTCAAAAAGCTCCGGCAAGTCCCGCGTGAGTCAGCGGCGATCATGGCGAAGGCCATCGAAGACGACGCACGCGGCTTTGTGCGCGACATCGCCGCCATCACCCCGCCCAGCATGAATAAGGCCGACGTTGCCTCCAAAAAACGCGGCGAAAGCGCCGTCATGCGCGACGTGTGGAAAGTCTATGCCACCCCCGGCAAACTTTACGCCATCATCAAAGCGCGTGACGAAAAACTCGCCGCCGCATTTTGGGCAGCGGTGAAGCACAAAAACTGGCCGCAGGCTGCCCGCATTTGCAAAACGCTCGGACTCAAAGAGCTCATCGACTTTGGCAGCGACGATGGAGCCGCTCATGAAAAACGCCGAGGCAGCAATGGTCGCGTCACCGGCACCAAACCAAGCGAGCATGTCCGCGATGCCCGCTATGTGCGAAGCTACATCAAGCAGCAACAATCCCGCGTCGGCCTGCTCGCCTCCGGCTTCGCACCCGCCGCCGCCCGTTTGAAGACCTCGCTTCCGACCTGGATCACACGTCACCAGCAAACCGTCGGCAGCATCACCGTCATCCCTCGCCCGGATCAATTCACGATCATCATCACGAATCGCGCACGTCATGGTCGCGCCAACGATCTCAGTCGCCGCATGCAGTTCGTCCTCAACAGCGGCAAACGCCAAAAGCGCCTGCAAAACTCCATCCGCTACGGCATCCGCGCAGCCCTCAAAAAGTCGCAGCTCACCCTGTCCTAGCCGCAAGGTCTCAGTTTGACACCCTTCATCCTTCATCCTTCCACCTTCATCCTTCTCTTCTCATGGCCGACATCTCCATCACCGCCTCCGCCGTCATCCCCTCCACCGCTGCCCTGGCACGCCGCCGCCGCGCCATCGCCGGTGCCACCCTCGCCGCTGGGGAGGAAATCTACCTCGACACCGCCGCCGCCAACGTCGCGAAGCTCGCAGACGCCAACGGAGCCTCCGCGCTCATCCGCACCGCCGTCGGCATGGCACTCAATTCCGCCTCCAGCGGTCAACCGGTCGAATACATCACCGAGGATGACGATCTCACCATCGGCACCCACGGCGTCACCGTCAACGGTGCCATCGTCGGCTCCGCCACGCCCGGCAAGCTCGCCCCCATCGCCGATGTCACCACCGGCTGGTATGGCCGCATCTGCGCCATCGCCAAAAGCAGCACCAAAATCAATTACAGTGCCGCCGGTCTCGCCTCCGGCGTCGCCGCCTAACCCCTGTCCCCGTCCTCATGTGTTGAGAGCGCCGGTGTCGTGAAAACGACCCGGCGCTTTTTTCTGCCTTCATCCTTCATCCTTCATCCTTCATCCTTCATCCTTCATCCTTCATCCTTCATCCTTCATCCTTCATCCTTCATCCTTCATCCTTCATCCTTCATCCTTCATCCTTCATCCTTCATCCTTCATCCTTTCCCCCCATGCCCTCCACCTCCCCCGCCGCTCACTTCTCCACCATCTTCGCCGACTACACCGCCAGCACGCCTGCTTTGGCCGTTTCCGGCGTCCCTAGCGCGTCCGCCGTGCCGCGCCGCACCCATTCATCATCCAGCGCCATCACCCATCCTCACGCGCTGTTTGAGGTCGAAGTCGATCCCGACTCTGCCGACACGCTCCTCACCCTCACCCTCAACCTGAAACTCGAAATCAGCATCGGCTCCGAAACCGGCCAGACCACCCGCGCCCAAGCGCACGCCTGGCTCCAAGCCCTCCGAAGTCTCTTCTCCGACAACCACCTCACCACCTGGCAAACCTTCATCGAAGCGCAAACCGACGCCTATCGCGAAGGCTGGCACATCCAGGCCATCTATCCCCAAACCATCACCGACGACTACGACGAAGCCAAATCCCTCATCACCCTCACCGCCCCCTTCCAAGTCGTCACCTTCTGGAACAATTCATAATTCATCCTTCCTCCTTCATCCTTTGACATCTCCCCCTCACTGTCATGGCCCCTCTCTTCACCGCAGGCACCCGTCCCGGCTCGCTCCAAAACGAGTCCGGCCTCTACCTCACCGACTTCACGGTCAAAACCACGCGCACCTATGACGATGTCATGGGGGTGCCCAACGCAGGCAGCGTGCCCGCCACGCTCTACAGCGAGGGCTACGACCCGAAGGCCGAGATTGCCATCGTCGGTCAGCCCATCCCCACCAGTAGCGGCGCGCTGCAAGGCTTCGCTGCACTTGATGACGCCGAAGTTGTCGCCCTGAGTCTCGCCAACCTCATCGACAACGAACTCTTCGGCATCGAGATCACCGTCGGCACCCTGCAAAGCCGCGATCCCGAAGCCAAGAAAGCCCGATCCGGCACCGGTCGAGAATTCACCTTCAATCTACTGCACTGCCCACAGATGGTCTAAACGCCGCCCCTCTCCATCTCCTGACGATCCCCCTCCCACGCAGCGCGTGATCGTCCTCCCCACGATCACGCGCTTCTTCATTTCATCCTTCCTCCTTCATCCTTCATCCTTTCAAAATGCTCGCTTGGCAAACCACCCGCAACACCTACGAAGCTGCCGCGCTCGGCTCCCTCGACATCGCCCTCAAGTCCGTGCCGATGCAGGATCACAAGACCGGCCAGCAATACACCGACTGGCACCTCGCCAGCGTCTCCAGCGTCGATCCCGAGCGCAACGGCCGCGCCTTCATCACCGGCGCTCTGCGTCGCGATTTCAATGGGGGCAAACTCATCGGTGAACTCGCCACGCAGCTTCTCCATCCCTACCTCATCGCGCTCCGCACCATGGTCAATCGCACGCGGTTGATCGAGTCGCACAAAGGCGCGTCTTACCGCCTCATCGAAGAAGCTCCTGGCAGCTACCTCCTGCAAGCCAGCAAAGAAGCCGTCAATCCGGTCAATGAAGTCACCTTCCAAAGTCAGGATCAAGATCTCATCCTCGCCCTCATCGGCATCGGTCACGATCTGCTCAACGTCACTCACAACGGCAGCGTTCACACCTACACCGTCGCCCGTTACGCCAGGCCCCTCACCACGGAGCCAAACGCTCCCCGCACCGATTGCGAGCCGCTCATCAAAGCCCTGCGCTCCAACACTCTCTTTCCCGCCCGACGCTGGGAGCCCTTCGCCATCGCCATTCATGCCCTCCATTGCTTGCGAGAGCTGCGCAAGCACCAGCAGTCAGACCAATGGATCACCGTCTCACACAAGACCTTCCGCGACAAAGGAGCCGCCTTTCGCGCCGACGCCCCCGGCCATACCATCAGCCAAGTCCAACGCCGTCTCGGCATCAAAATCTCATGAGCATCACCGACCAACAACGCGCTCTTGTCAGCATGAGCGACGCAGAAATCACCGAACTCACCCGCGAAGGCTGGCCCGTTGAAATCATTGCCTCCCTTCGCACTCGCGGCTTCCGACCCTGCGAAGCCGATCACATCGCCGCCCGCTTCGACGGCGCAGACCCCCAAAAAACACGCGGATTCATCCGCCAAACCGCCCTGCCGCATCTCCACATCACCCTAGAGCGTCACGGCACCATGCGCGAGATGCTCGAACGCATCGACAGCGCCCTCTTCGAGGCCGGTCTTCGCGTCGGTCACGAAGGTCTCGCGGGTATGTTCATGCGCTTTGTTGAAAGCTGCAAAACTTGGCGTCTCTCCCCCGCTCCCGTCGCACTAGAAACCCACCTGAGCAATCTGACCGCCCGCCTCGCCAAGCTCGAAGCCGCACACGAGGCGAACGTCCCGGATCAGGAACGCGAGGGCAAAACTTTATGAGCACGAAAGATCAACCTCGACCCGTTGCCTGCATCCGATTTGTGCGGTGGTGTTGGGAGAGGCTGACCGGCGAAGACCCATTGTGCGTGAGGAGGCAGTTGGAATCATTGGAGAGGTTGAACGGTGTCCACTGCGAGTTTCTTGAGAGGCTTGAACGAGATCATCCTGCGCTAAAAAATGAAATTGAAGCTCACCAACAAGAAAGACTTTACGCGCTTCATCCACAGAACGCTTGAGATCAGCCACTGAGCCTAAGCGAAGTTGGACTGCATGTCATTATTCTCTGACGTTGGTGAAAAATCTTCAAATAAGGACTTGCGCAATGTAGCTTTATGCTACACACTCCAATCATGAACGAACGCTTCAAGATTAAAGGAATCAACGACGAAGAAAGCTTTTGCATGTGCTGCGGTAAATCCGGCCTCCAAAAAGTTGTCTGGATTGAAGACACTGAAACCGGAGAGATTCAGCACTTCGGCTGTATCTGCGCACTCAAGCCAGCTAAAGCTTTTGGCATCACTAAAGAAGACCTTAAGGGGCATGAAATTGCATGGAAGCACATGATCGCCGTGAGAAACTCAAAAGCTCGCCGGTTGTATCGTGAGGCAGGCGGCGAAATGAAGATGGCAACACCTTACTCATCAGTCTGCGCAAATCGGGAGCTGTGGGAAGAATGCCTCAAGAAAGCAGCATGAAACCTGAAGACTACAAAGCCACCCGCGAGCACCTCGGCACACAAGCCGAGGTTGCCTCGTTGCTGGGCGTGAACCGTGTAACCGTGGCGAAGCGGGAGAACGGCACCATGACCATCACCAACGAGGCAGTCCTCGCGATTCAGTCGCTCCGCAGGCCGAGAGGTAAACGCAAGTCAGAGAACTAAGAGCTCACCGACAAGTGAGCCTAAGCGAGCGCCGTTCGGTGCAGCGGACGTTCGCCATCATTCATTCTTATCCTTCATCCTTCATCATTCCTCATTCCTAATTCATCCTTCAACCTTCAACCTTCATCCTTTCCCCCATGCTCCTCCCCTCCGACCCCCCAACTCCCGTCGCTCCCAGCGCCAACCTCATCGACACCGCGCCGCTCATCGACCCCGAGCAACGCGAAAAAGATTTCCATCGCGTCTTTTCTTGGCACGACAAAGAAATCTCACTCACGCTCGCCAGTGAGCTGTATTACCGCGAGTTGCGCGTGCATGGCAACGCGCCCGCGCTCGGTTCCTATGACACCCTCGCCGACTTTGCGCCGGAGGCCGCCCGCGTCATTTACTGCGCCCATCTCACGACCGAAAGCATTCGCGCTCTCCGCATCACCGCGCCGCACATCCAGCTCGCCGCCTTCGATGCGTGGGTCGAAAAAAACATCGGCCTTCACGAACTCAATGAAGCGGTCACCACCGCTCGTGAAATGAATGAATGCATCGCCCGCGCCCGATTCCACACCGCCACAGGAGGAACCGTGGAAGGACCGGGAAACTAGCCTTGCCACCCGAGACGTGTGACCTTGTCGCCGACATCGCACACCTCACCGGGTGGCAGGAAGCAACCATTTACGCCATGCCCCTGCATCGCGCCTTGTATTACCAGCTCAAAGCCGCCACCAATGCCCGCACCCTCTGCGAGTGGTCTCTTTGAGCTTGCACCTCTCACCTCTCACCTCTCACCTCTCACTTCTCACTTCTCACCTCATGCCCCCCTCCGCTTTCTCCGGCCCCTTCGGCCTCATCCTCCTCATCCTCGCGCTGTTCTTCAGCTTGCTGCTCATCCTCGCGCCGTATTACATTTACGTTTGCGCCCAAGAGCTCATCAAGCTCCGCAAGCTCGGCCAAAAAATCCTCGAAGAACTCAACCGCCGCTGAAGCTCTGATCTTCATCCTTCATCCTTCATCCTTCATCCTTTTCCTTTGACACGCGGCCCTCGTCAAACCCTGACGATCCCGCATGAGCAACGACGCAACAGTCAAATTCGGCTACGACGGCACCGCGCTCAATCGCGGACTCAGCCAGCAAGAAGGAAAGCTCAAACGCTTTGCCTCCAGCACGGAAAACAGCTTTCGCGGGGCACAAGCCGCCATTGGCACACTGGGCCTCGGGCTGCTGGCCCGTGAAGGCGTGCAAGTCGTCGCCACGTTCGACCGCATGAATCGCGGCATGACCTCGCTCGAAGGCAGTGCGGCCGGTGCCAAGCTCCGCATGGACGAGCTGCGAGAGGCCAGCAAACTCCCCGGCCTCGACTTTGAGCAGGCGGTGCAAGGCGACATCCGACTGCGCAGCGTCGGACTCAGCGCGGAGCTATCCAAAAAAGCCATCACCGAGATGGGCAATGCCCTCAGCCTCGCCGGTGGCACCTCGGCTGATCTCGACGGCGTCGTGCTCGCGCTCACACAAATCATTAGCAAAGGCAAAGTCAGCGCCGAGGAAATCAACCAAATCGCCGAGCGCGTCCCCCAAGTCCGCGCCGTGATGCAAGACATGTTCGGCACCGCCGACACGGAAACTTTGCAGCGCATGAACATCGACGCGGAAACCTTCGTCGCCACGCTCGTCGAAGGCTTTGGCAAACTCGAACGTGCGCAGGCCGGGCTGGATGAAAAGATGCAGGACTTCAGCACCAGCATTCGCGGTGCTGCCAATGCGCTCCTTGAAGGCCTCGTTGGCAAAGGCGCGGAAGGCTTGTCCCGCCTCGGTGGGTTGCTAGATCAAAACAATGACAAGCTCCGCCAAGCCGGGCAATTCCTCGGCGACAGCGCCAGCGGCGTCGCCGATTGGTTTGTGAATGCGGGCGATGCCATCGGTTTTATGGCTTCCGATTTGATGCGAGCCATCAGCTATATGGGAGAAGTGGACGGCCTCACCAAATACCAAGAGGAGACGCAGGGCATCCTCGAACTCATGCAGGCGCAGAAGGACAGCAT